TAATTGTTTTTGATTAATAACTTCGACAAAGATAGCAAAGTTTTTTAACTAAACAACATATAATGTAAAAAAAAGTAAAGAAAGTTTGGTTTACTAGGGTAAATTATTTTTTACCTAAGTGCATTGGATATGTGATTGGTAGAGTTCCGTTGTTTAAGACAACACCACAAGCGATTATAGAACGCTTAGTAAAATTCTTAGCGTATGCCATAGCATATTGGTTTGAATCTGTTACACCGCATCCTACCTGCATAGCAAAGTGTCTAGCAGTTTTAGTGCAATGCCAAGAAACAGAACATTCTGTGTGAATATGACCTTGTACTACTGATTTACCCCAATTAACCATTCTGTTATGACCTCCTCTAGCACCGCTACTTCCTGTTCCGTGTGTATAGATTACACCGTCTTGTTCAAAGCTATCTGCAAACTCCCAAGTAGGGACTTCTAGTGCTTGGTTAAGGTCTTTAAGCCATCTTTGAGATATTCCCATAGATACAGCCTTCCTAGATATGATAGCATCGTGATTACCAATACATACTCTAGCGTTTGGGAACGCTTCGTGCCAAGGTTTTAGTTGATGTATTGCTCTATCTAATTCTTCTCCCGCACCAAATCCGTCAGGATGTGTTTCGTGAAAAGAAGAAAAATGTGAGTCGACACAATCTCCAATAAATATTACATCATTGCAATTATTTTTATTGTAAACGTCAATACAATGCTCTAGGTAAGATTCGCCATCGTTACATTGACCTTTTATCCAAGGTGCGTGTAAATCTCCAACGATAAGTATGTTGCGAGTTTCTTGTTTTCGCATCTTTTGTATTGTTTCGTACTCTGATTCTGTAAGTCTTGGTCTAAACTGTTTCATAATTCCGCAATATAATAAAAAAAAACTACAAAAAAAAATGGAGTGTCGTTAAACACCCCACTAAAACAATTATCAAAAACACAATCCAACCTTGAGATGGTTGGCGATTAAACAAAATCGAAAGCTAATATACTCAAAAAATGTTTAGTTGCAAATTATTTCTTGACTTTCTCGTATGACCTTCCACCAAAGTATGCACCAAAGCAAGTAATTGCTAGTATTTGCCATAGGTCAATCCAAGAATCTTTAATATCCATATCTACAAATCCAAAGTCTACTAATGTAAATGTAGTTAACACAATCATCAGGAAAGCTAGTGTAAGAGGTCTTATAGACTTTGTAAGCCAATTACCCTGCATATCAGCTTCCCAACGCTTAGTTACCTCAACCTGCATCTTAGCTTCGTAAGACTTTATCATATCCTCAAACTTATGTTTAAGTTCTTCTTTTTCTTCTTTTGATGTGTGCAATTCATCGACTATACCGCCAACAGATTCTACTAACTCTTTTGCACCACTACTAAAAATTGTTCCTAAAATACTCATATCTTTATCTTTATCTTTATCTTTAACTATAACCTTAGCTTTATCTTTAGCTTTATTATGTAGGGTATAAACTACCCTTTGTGAACCCTTTGGCAAGGGTTAGCCATCTATGAAATCGTTTATGTGCTTATACTCTATAAAAACTTTTTCTTCTTTTTGCAAAGCACTTAAAATTGGCGGGTAAATTCTTTTGTATGCTTGTGAAGACTTGCCTATGAAACCATTGGAAATTAATCCGTTGTTTTCTTGGTTGTCGCCAACAAGTAAGCACCCCGCAGTATGCTCATCAGTATTTCCGCAATGGATAAGAATATGCTCAAAATTAGGAACATTAACGATATGAAGCATACCATCGTGTATATCAGAAAACCTTTCGCTATATTTTTTATGAAATCCACCTTCTTTTCTTAATTTAATTTCGTAACATCCGTAAGGTATCATTGTTTCGCCTTTTACCTTTACAGCCCTGTATTCATCTTCTAAAGTATAACACATAAAATCGTAGCCTGTTGAGGTTTTTTGTATCAACATACCGTTAGTGCTATCGTTAGAAAGATTGTATCTTAAAACAACTAATTCCATTAGCTACCGCAGTTCTCACAATCTTCTTGATTCTCGATATTGCAAGTAGGTTGTTCTTCTTCTTCTAATACCTCTAGCCAAGCATCAAAACCATTATGGACAACAGTTTCAGCAGTTTCAGTAGCTTTTTGGCAGTTACATTCTTTTAAATTTTCATCGCAATTACAATCCATTTTTTTTATAAAATTTTATTTTTTTAAATTTTTGCAAGAATTTAACTTTGCCAATTCTATTTTTAATTCATTAATAGTGTCTTCACACTCATTAATAACTTTAATCTTTTTTTCTAGTCTTTGTTCAAGAACCAATATATCTTCTCCTAGTTGACCTATTTGAGAATAAGCTATACCCATAGTAAATATAATACCGATAACCCATATAATATTACCTATACTTAATGTAAAGTCTTTTTGTATCATTTATTTTCCGAAAAACAAACTTGCTAGTGCTGTTAAAACAATTACATACAAAGACCACATAGCCCTGCTAATCATTTTTCTAGCGTGAGTATTTTGATTTACACGAGAAACTACACCAACATCAGGGTCAAGTAGCTTCTTAGTTAGGTTATCTAACTTGGCATCCACCCCCCCTAGTTTATCTTCCATTGAATCCATTTTCTGCTTCATTAATGCTATTTCTTGTGCTGTTGATGCCATTACAATCCGTGTCTTTTCATTATGTCTTGCTGTACTGAAGTTAATTCAGCAGCGTTAAGCTCTCTATCGAATACAACAACTTCGTTTATAAAACCTTCTGTTTCTAAAGCTTCGTTAACAAATCCTAAACTATTTATAAGTAAGGTAGATGTGCTATCGCTGTCGTTTGCTGTTCCTGTTATTTTTGTTAGGTTGCTGTAAATTTCAACATTGTTTGTTGCAGCAGCAGAACCCCTAGTAATTCCAAATAAAAACTTTGCAGTTGGTATGTTCTCGCTTAATCCTTGAGCATCAAGAGTTACAGCACCTCCACTTCCACCACTTGATTTTAAAACAATTCTATTGTCAGTTCCTCCTTGATTAACTCTAATGTTGTTGGCTGTATCTCCACTTTTTCCTATAACAGCTTCACTAGTAGGATTTGCATTTTCTAAATCCAAAACCATAAATATAGTAAAGGTAGTAAGGGTAATCAAAGAAGTTAAATCTAATCTATCAGAGTTAGTTCCGCTTGCAGCACCATCAAACTCAAGCGTATTTCCACTTACCGTAGGCTGCCTAGCATCTGTGCTTTGTGTTGCGTGATTATTATTACCACTTGTATCAAGCCATTTAACATCAGTATCTCCATCACTATCAATATCAGGAATAGTAATATTCTGTTGCTCTAAAAATAATTGTAAACCAAGCATATCTTTTATACTTGTATTCTTATTTCCTATTGATAATCCTAGTCCTAACATATTAGTCTGTATATACTATTTCTAATGTTCCGTTAAACCTTGCAGTAGTTGCACTACTTGCATCTCCTGACGATATGGTTACTATAATAACATCTCCTGCCGCAAAAGAAGCAGAAGAACCCATAGAACCCGCTTCAAATAAATCTACGTTTGTATTACCTCCACCTGTTTCGGTAGCAGTAGCACCTAATTGAGTTAAGTCAATAGCAGCAGCACTAGCATCAGCAGGAGTGCCTTTATATACTTTAAGGTTTATAGTCTTTCCCGAAGTACAAGCTATTACACCTTCAAAAGCATTAACAAATCCTGCTCTAGTGCAGTAAAGCTGTGCTTGTGCAACAGCATCTTGTGCATCGACAGTAGAATCAGTAACAACAGTATCCCAAGTATGAGTTGAGCCACCTGCGTAAGTAGGTGAGTGTTCTGCTGTTGAAGTTTTTTGAAAAAATCCTGCAACCCTAATGTGCTGCATACGTCTAAGGTTGTCGTCAACCCAAGCTAAAGCATTGCTTCCGTTCTTTACTAAAACCGTATTAGCAGATGCCGAACTAAAGTCTTTTGGAACGTGAAGTTGAGCATTGTCTAAAGCACTATGTTCGTTACTTGCCATATTATATACTTGCTATTAAAATTTCTACATCTACATCTTCAGAAAGAGAATCAACTAAAATGCTCTCCAAGTCAACTAATGATGTTACAATAGTTGCGTTTGCATCACTTAAACCTATACCATCGTGAATAGTATGCAGTATAAAACTTTGACCCGCACTTACTAAATGAGTTGTAGACATATTAGCTGTTCCGTTTTCAGAACCTGAAACTTGTAAGGATAGGTTGATAGGATTTGTGTCGTCTAAATTAGTTACTCTTATGTATTTAACATTTTGAGTGTCAAGAGCATTGTCCCCATCATATATATCTGTTTTAAAGGTAGCTATCGTACAGTCGTTATCATCTTGTACACGAACTATTCTTTTGTAAACCTCTTTAATAGATGGTATTGACAATTCTTTAGTACCTCCATAATTTGCACCACCTAAAGAGATAGATTCAGTTATAGTTACCGTCATTGTAGCTGCTGTTACTGTACTTGCCATATCTTACTTATTTGAATATCCTATGCAGATTCCACTTGTTAGTGTAATTGCTGTTACTACTCCTATGAATAATGTTGTTCCCGCAGGAAGTGTAGTTTGTAAAGCAGCTTCTCCCGTAGAATCAGAAGTAGCAATACTAGCTACAACACTTGCAACAGGAAAGTGCAAACAGTAAAAACTTTTTGAGGTTTGTGCAGCAGTTGTAAAAATCTCTACATCTTGACCTATTGTATGACCAATCATTCTCGAAAGAACAGTATTGTCTTGTATTTGTTGTGCCATTTTATATATTTTTATTTATTTCTATCGTATGCCCAATTCTTTAAAGCAATGTAATTCTTTGAGTAAGGGCAGTCTTTACTCACGTTTTTGCCTTGTTTTTGTTTTCTTGCTCTTGCTATATATGCAATAGCTTTCCTAGCTTCTGTTGCGTTAGCAGAAGTCCAATCAGCTTTCTTTTTAGAAAGTAATGTTAGATTCCTGTTTATTGCTGTCCTTCCTATACTAGCCTTTTTACTACACTCAGTTTCAGACCATCTCTTTAACTCAGAGTAACTCATATTTACAGAAGCCTTGTACTCCTTAAATGTTTCGTCTATTTCTTCTTGAGTGAAGTTGTAAGGCTCAGGGTGTTCCCTTCCGCACATCCAATTACCATCAGGCATCTCGTGTTCATATCCGTCAGGACAGTCATCATTCTTCCTTACAGCGTTTTTAAATAGTCTGTTTATGTAGTATTTTACCAAATCCATTAATAGAATATTATTCCGTTTAACTTACTAGCTATGTCTTGGTCAGGCATAGAGCTATCTCCATCTGTTCCATATAAAGGAAACTGATTTACTTGGTCTTCGTGAGTAATGTATGCAATCATATCATCAAGAAAAACCTTTGCCTTTCTATAAGTATCGCTTTTCATCTGATTAAATTGCTCAACATTTGCAGGATTACTAAACTCAGATACATTAACAACTAAACCTGCTGAGGTAGTGTTGTATTGTATTTCATTCATAACTTCAAAACGAGTAAACCAATATAAAGCAGGTTTTAAAAAGTCAGTTACAAGTGTCTGATTAACAGCAGATAACGTTCCTCCCGTATGATTTTGAGTTTTTAATTGCTCGTAAAAATCTAATCCAAGCTCAGGCTTAATATGTGCAAGTTCAGCAATATCTAAAATACTATCAGATATTAATGCTGTATCAGTAGCTTGATTTGTAAAAGCGTTTGCTATTACTTCTGAAGCTGTTACAAAATTGTTGTACTGTCTTACGTTTGCCATATTAGTTGTTTGTGTTACTTCGTTCTACTCTTATTGTCTGTCTGTCTGAAATCAATAACTCTCCGTCTTCAATATCAGATAAATCTTTGTTAAGCATTGCTCTTTGCTCGTTAATAGTAAGAACTTGCTTAGGGTCAATATCAGCTAAGAATGAGATAGGCGGTTCGTAAACAACAACTAAATCATCTGTATCAATACCAACCTCTGCGTTTATGATTCTTTTGATAGGCTCTAGTAGAATATTTGTTGTATCTCTAATAACCGTACTCATTGCTAAATCATAAGCAATTCTAATCTCGCTACCTGTATTATTCATCTTACCCGATGAAACAATACCACTCAAAGCAGGTTGCCATCTATGAGCAGTAATTATATTTTGGTCTGTTAATTTCTGTAAATCTAAGAAATCTCCATCCTCTTTTTTATTTATAATCTGAACATCTGTGCTGTTAGCATCATCTCCGTTCTTTACTAAGAAAAGTATCTTAGAGTTGTTACCACTACCTGTAAGAGTATCTTTGGCAGTTTCAACAAACTTCTCTGCCTCTGCTTCGCCAAAATCCCCATTAACGGTAACAATAGCGGAAGGACTAAATCCATTCTTAAATGCTGTGTGATTATATTTACCTATTTCAAAATCTATTGCTATGTGTTCTAAAGCAGCTACATAGTCAGGAAGTCCGTAAAAGTTAAATGTACTTTCGTAATCCTTATAGTGTATTATAAACCTACTTTGTGATATAGTAGGATAAACAGGTATTCTTTGTGTTTTTTCTTTGTTACGCTTATAATTAGACCAATCAGGATTAAAATAAACGTGCTTTTTATTTTTAGACAATCTTGCAGTAGAAGCGTCTTTGTGATAGAAGTTTACACCTCCATCGTAAACAACACCTTCTAAGAAAGCATTACCGTAAGTGTAGTAATCATCTGCCAATTTCTTAAAACAGTCCTTTAAACTCTCTCCATTAGCGTTTACGCTTTCAATAAAGTCCTTTAGCTGTTCGTTTGACGTAGAAAAACCTCCACCTGTTGTGAAAGTTGTTTTCTGTGCTAGAACAGACCTGTGAGTTGAGGATTGTCTTTTTAATTCAGCAAGATATTGAGGAAACAAATTATCTTTTCCAAAAGGCATCCAATCTTCTCTTAACCTGTCTAAGTCTTTTACCTCACTAGAAACTTGAGGTGTAGAAAGGTTAACAAAAGCGTACTTAGCACCAAAACTACTCTTTATCTGAGGCTTTGTTTTTTGCTTTTTTTGCTTTTGAGTTTGATTTTTTTGATTCTGCATTTTCTTCTTTTGTTACAAAATTAGTATAACCCAAGTCATAAATTGCTTTGAGTTCTTCTTGTGTAGCATCCGCCCACATAACAACAATACCTTCGTTAAAGATAGTCCTGCCTTCTTTGTTTTTTGATATATACATATATACAAATATAATAAAAAGGGTGCAAAGTGCAAAATGCACGATGCGTACCCAATTTAATTAATTATTAAGATAATGCCATTGTACCTGCTGCAAGGTCAACAGTAACCGTACTTGATACAGTTCTAGGAAGTTCTCCTGAAGAACAAGTAATAGTAACAGTAACACCGTTTTCATCGCCTAAAGCAGCACCTGTGCCACCTTCAAGACCTGTCATTGTAGCGTACATTTGATTATTGAAAGAGCCTGAACCTGTTGTGTGCTGAAAAGTAGCAGACATACCTATACAGAACGCTTGGTCGTTATGGTCAACTACAACAGCAGCAATTTGCTCTTGTAATAATTTTTGTAAGTTTCCAAAGTGTACGTTTGAACAGTTAGGAATGTAGAATGAAAGAGTATGCTCAAACATCATAACACCATTTTCTTTTGAACCGCTAGTTGTTAAAGAACCCGTACCTTGCTTTAAGTCAAACAAAGCTAAGGAAGCACTATCAACTAAAGCCACAGCGTGAGTATCTGCTGTACCTGCGGCAGTAAACGTAGGTGTTAGGTTTGATGTTGCACAAAGACCTATATGTTTTAACCCACCTCTTTTCTCAAAGTCAGTAGCAGCTAAAACTAAATTTTCTATTGCCATTTTATTATTATTTAAAAGTTAAAAATTAAGGGGGAGTATTTCATCCCCCATTAATTATATTAATTATGCTAAAGCATCTGCTGTGTAACAAACAGCTAGTTTAGCATCAGCTAAAGCAACTCCACACATATAAGATACTCGGAATCTGTAAGACTTGTTGTCTTGAGAATACCATTGTTCCATTGCACTTTCGCTAAAGTCAGTACCTACGATGATTGCATCACGAGTAGTTAAGATAGCTCTGTGAGTTTCCTCAGTAGCAGAAGCACCATTGATAATAGCAAAGTCAGCAGCAACAGCTACATCCCAATCTCTACGAGCCAATACAGGAATACCTCTGTAAGTCAAGTTTGGAATACCGTTTACAAGTACAGAGTGTCCTGCCGCAGCATAACCCGTACCTTCTAAATACTCAGAGTATTTGTCGTAAATATCGCCTGATACAAAGAAAACGTGATTTCCTGCACTTAATAACTCAGGAGTAGCAGCATCATACATAGCTTGTAAGATGTTTACACCATCAGCAGCAGCGTTAAGAGCTTCTCCGTTAGCAACACCTGTAATATCAGAGTTGTCTAATTTTTGAGCAGCAGCTAAAGTATCTTTACATACTTCGAATATACCATCGTAAGAATTGTAGTCTAGGTAATCTCCACCTGAANTAAGNGAAGCATCGCCTAAGAATAACTGTCTGTTAAAGTCAGCCTTGATTCCTTGTGCGATTAAGTCGATAAGTACATTTTTAACAGCAGTACCGTCAATGTTATCGAACTCAAAGTTTCCTTTCATTAATTGAGCTTTTACTTTCCCGAATAGAGAGTTAGAGTAAAATTCAATTTCAGCTTCAACTCTTGCAGGAGTAATAGTAACACCTGAGAAAGTACCCGTAGTTTCGCCTGCGAAAGCACCTGCTGTAAAAGCCTTAGTAATTTTAGATAATGACCCTAAGTGGTCAACTTTTGTTACTCCCTTAATATCAGGAAGAACATTCATATACTCCATATAGTCTTGTCCTAAGAACAAAGGAGAAATAATGCTTTGGTTAGCATCCATCTGCGTAAACGCAGGTAAGTTGTTTGTATTTGGAAATGCCATAATACTTAAATTTAGTTAGTTTATATTATTATTTTAAAATTGATTTAGCAAAGCTATCCCACTCGTTAACTACTACTTCTTCAGTAACAATAACAGGGTCGCTATCTGCTTCAACAACAGTTTCAGTAGCTTCACTTTTTGCTAATTTAGCTTCTAATTCAGAAACCTTGTTCATCAAGTCAGCTATTGAGCCTTCTTTTTCAGAAACAAGACCTTCTAATTCTTCTTTTTCCTCTCTTAAAGATGTTGCATTTTCTTCAAGTTCAGAAAACTTGTTTACTACTTCTTCATTGTCAGTAAAAAGAACAGAAACTTCTTGAGCAGGAGATGAAACTTTCTCTCCGTTAACAGCGTTTAAGATTTCTTCTTTAACACCATTAAACCAAGTTTTTAATTCTTCAGTCATTTTAAATGATTTTTTGTTATTAATTAATCCTAGTTTGTCGTTAACCTCTTTTTCATTTACGTTAGTAAACTTAGAAAGGTCAAACGATGCAGCCACCTTCATTGGTTCTGTTATATCATTAACAAAGCCAAATTCAACAGCCTCTTGACTAGACAACCAAGTTTCTTTATCCATCATTTCAGAAAGAGCTTCAACCGAAAGGTTTGTTTTCTTTAAGTAAATCTCGATAATTTCACTTTTAATCTTGTCAAGTAAATCAGCAGTTTTACGCATATCAGTTGCTTCTCCTGCCGATTGTCCGAATGGGTTGTGTATCATAAAAAATCCGTTCTCAGACATTTCAATATTATCTCCTGCCATTGCAATAACGGTAGAAATTGATGCTGCCAAGCCTTCAATCTTAATGTTTACATAACCTCTGTGAGAACGTAAAGTATTGTAAATAGCAAGACCATCAAATACACTACCACCAACAGAGTTGATTCTTAGCGTAATATCTCTATCACTTACATTCTTTACTTCCTCTATAAAGTTCTTAGCAGAAGTTCCGTAGTCGCCAATCTCATCGTATATAGAGATTTCGACAGGGTTACCGTCTGCTTTGTTTTCTATTGAGTACCATTTGTTCATAGTTGCAAATATATATATAGTTATTATAGACTTTGCGAAAAAAGTTGTAAAACCTTTATCTTATGTTGTTGTCGCCCTTAAACTTATCTTTTCCTCGATAAACTATTGTTTGAGCTGTCCTGTCGGAAATATCATACTTAATAGATAAATCCATAAAGGTATAAGTCTTATGTCCTGCGTTCTTCTTAATAATCTTCTTGTAATCCGATATAACCATATAATCTCTTAGTTGCTTAGGGTCAACAAGTCCGCTTTCTATCAAATGATACAAAACATTCTTTATTCCCGCATCTTCAGAGAACTTAGCTCTAACCTCATTGTATATGTTATCAATGAACTCTAAAACTATTTCTTCTTTATTTTGTCTAATAGCCATACCGCAATATACTAAAAAGTAGCCTGACTTTCAATAGCACTCACTCTACCTTGAGTTTGTGTTACATCACTCTCCACCATTATTACTTGTGTAGTACCGCCTCCACCACTAATCATATCCTGTACGTTAGCTAGTTCTCCACCCATTGCGAACTTCTCTCCTGTTGATAAGAAGCCTCCGTTAGCAAATTTAACACCGCCTCCCGCTTGATTCATAGCAGATAACATTGGTTTAAAC